GTTGGGATTACCTTGTCCCATACGAGTTCATGAGTAAATGGTATTGGGTTGTTCATTATCAAATCACATGTAAATAATTTAGAAGTATCTAATATAATACATCTATCGTAGTTTATTATTGTATAAAATAGATAACACACTAGATCATTTGTTATACTTTTATCCTACTTGCAAACTGTTATTAAATAAGAAAAGACGTCACAAATGTCATCGATGTATTTTTTATTAATATAATGAAAAAAATATCTAAAGATTGGAGAAAATAATAAAATATAGTAAAACAATTATCAAACATAAGATTTTAATATGGATATAGCAAAACAAAGAAACTTTTTATTAAGTGAGATTAAAATAAATAATCCATTTCCTATTGGAGCTAATATTATTAAAATTAATGATAAATATGAATTAGAGAATATTATAGATTTATTTAAAAAAAGAAATATTCAATTTAATATCAATCCTAACTATGGTTGGAATTTTCCGATTTATTTAAGAAAACAATTTGAAAATAAGAATAAATATTATTATATACCTAGAATAAGTAATAAAACAACTTTAAATGATTTATTTAAACAAGTAAAACAATTACCTAAGATTGAACAAGAAGAGTTTAAAACTATGTTAAAAGATAAATTTAATATAGAATAAACTAAAATATATTAATAAATTATGTCATCACGTTATTTAACCATACCAACACAAAAAACCAATGAAGGAGTTACAATTTATTCCCAAACTTACTATCCCGAAATTGAATATAGGGAAGATGATATATATATTATTACTGGTAACACAGATCGCCTTGATCTCATTGCTTATGATTTTTGGGGGGACGAATCTTATTGGTGGGCTGTTGCCATGGTAAATAATCTCGAATGTGATTCATTTTTTCCTCCAATAGGAACACAACTTAGAATACCAAAAGATATAACCTCTATAATAAATACCTTTAATAAAGAAAATGAGTTATAACGAGATACAAAGATTACAACAACTAGCGGGTATATTAACTGAAATTAAAGTAAATAATCCTATATATAAAATAAATGCAGAAAAAAATAATAATTGGGGCCTAACTTATTATAGTATTAAATATTATAACAACTCATGGATTCCTATAGAATATTTTAACTCAGAAGGATATATAGTATTAAGGAAATATAAAAATAATTCCATATATTCTTGGAATGATAAAGAAAAATTAAATAAATTATTTAATAATAAAGGCATAAAATCCTCTATTAAAAATAATTTAATATTTATACCTAACAAATATATAAATTTTAAATAATGTTATGACTGAAAAATTTACAAACGTAGCTGGTGGGTGCTTTGTCCCTTACGTAGCTAAGGAAATAGAAAAACGTAAAAAATTTTTAGAAGAATCTAATACAAAAAGAGAAAATAAACATTTAATTTATTTAAATAATAAAAATTCTTGGTTTAGATTAACTTCATGTACTAATGTCTCTGAACTTCATCCTTTATTTCGAAAATATAATTTATCTGGTGATGCCTTAGCCAAAAAATACATACTTCAAGGAGGTACAGTACAAGGTGAATTAAATAAACAAAATGAATATCAAGGAATAACTAATCGTAGTGGTGTTGGTGAAAATGGTTTATATGCTATGTTACCTACTAGACCTTTAGGATATAAACCAGTTCCTGGTATAGTTTCTTTAGATTTAAGTTCTGCTGGTAGATTAGGTACGTTACAATATGCTGCTATAAGATTTATATGTTATGATATAGAACAATTAGAACTTATGGATGCCTTATATATGAAATTAGGTTTTACCTTAGTTTTAGAATGGGGTCATACTATATTTTTAGGGGAAAATAATAATTTAGAAAAACCACAACCTTTAAACGTTTTTCAACATCTTACTAAAGAAAGTTTAATAAAATCTATTCAAAATAAAAGAGTATCTCATAGTGGAAATTATGATGCTATGGTAGGTACTGTTTCTAATTTTGGTTGGGAAGTTCAGACTGATGGTTCATATCTTTGCGATATAAAATTAGTAGGAGCAGGAGATATACTTGAATCTTTAAAAATCAACCAATCAATAAAAAATTCATCAAACCCACCTAATTCATTAGAACCTCAAGATAAAGACGCTTTATCATCAAATATAGCTGATAAAGATTTATCACTCCTAAATCAAGCATTATTTAATATAACCCAAAAATCCTTGATGTATAAGAGAAAGAGTAACGGAACTAATATTATAGATACAAATTCCCCAGGATATAGAGATGTATTAAATAAAATATTTTCCAAAACTCCATATAAATCAATCAAATTTAAATCAGATGGAAGTTTGGATGGAGATCCTATTTCAATAAGAGGTAACCAATTTTCATTACATTCAGATTTATATAAAGATAACGGTGGGGATATTGTAAATATACCTATCAACCAACAATCATTATTCGCTTCTGTAGTAGTTCCATATAATATAACAGATAGTAATAATTCAGAACCTCAAGTTTATATTACTCTTGGTCATCTTTTAGCTATACTAACTTCTACAGGTATGATATATGATAAAAATGACGGTAATATTACCCCAAAAATATATATAGATTATAACGATGCTACCAATTTTTGTTCAACATTTAAGGGTCAGGTATCATTAGATCCTAGAGTATGTATAATACCTAGAAATCAAGACAATATTGAAGATCCTTTTGGATTAGGAGTTATTCCTGATGAATTATTTAATTCTATTGGAGGAACTGTATTTAGAAGAGCTAATACAACATCAAATACAACCTATTCAGGAGGATATGCCGGTTCTATTTCTTATTCTGAGAAAAACATTGAAAAATCTCCTAATGTTGAAATAAAGGCAAAAAGTTTTGTTAATAGTTATTTAAACGTAACCTCTTCCGAAAAAGATGTTAGAGCAAGAATGATGTATATATTAGTAAATATTAACCATATAACTAATATTCTTAGGGACCAAAGAGGAAAAGATAATAAGGGAGTTGTAAATATGTCATCATTTTTAAATACTTTATTAAATGATATAAGTAAATCTTTAGGAGGGTTTAACGAGTTTAGATTATCTATAGATGATTCTAATAAATGTATGAGAATAATTGATGATAATAAAACTTCATTAAATATTGAATTAGATAATGATAATAATTACACTGAAATTCCTATTTATGGTAATAAAAGTATAGTATATAATTATTCATTTAAATCTAAAATAGGTCCTAATATGGCTAGTATGGTAACTATAGCTGCTCAAGCTAATCCAAGTGCTTTAGGGGATGATAGTTTTGCTATATCTAATCTATCTAGAGGTTTGAGTGATAGAACATCAGAAAACAAATCTTTCTCTAGTGATATTGAAATAGTAGAAGAAAATAATACCATTCCAACGAATTTAGATACCTTAAAACAACATTTACAGGGGGTTATGGGTTCTGGGGGAGTTTTTACTATAAACACAAATTCTATAGACCCTTCATTAAATATATATAAAGAGTTATTAGCTCAATACAGAATATCTCAAGAATCAACAAATAAGGCATCAGTAATAATTCCTTTAGTTTTTTCAATTGAAATGGATGGATTATCGGGGATAATTCCTAACTCAGCTTTTACAATACCTGTTAATTTACTTCCTTCATCTTATAAAACTAAAGATAATAAATCTAAAATAGCTTTTATTTTACATAATATAACTCAAAATTTTATAGATAATAAATGGACAACTAAAATTGAAGGACAAACTATTAATATAAGGTTTGATAAAGAAGATATAAAAACCCAATCTATTTTTTCTCCTCAACAACAAGTGATATCTCCAATAATAAATGATGGAGTTGATGTTCCTGTACCTGTATCTCCAAGTGTTGTAGAGACTAATAAGAATTTAAGTAAACTTAAAAATACTATTGGATATTGGGAAAGCGGTAATAATTATGGAGTAGCAAATATTAACAGTAGTGGAAAAAGATCTATTATAAATGTAAATGGAATGACTTTTAGTTCTTTAAAAAATCAACAAGATGTATCTAATAAAAATGATAGAAATAGAGTATTTGCTGCAGGGAGATTTCAGATAGTACCTGATACTATGTATGCTGTTAAAGTTGGGTTAAAATTGGGTGGAAACGATAGATATAATCCTATTACTCAAGAAAAAATGGCAGATTGGATGCTATTGAATTATAATGTAAGAAGAAATGTAGCTAATTACCTTAGAGGTTCAAATGAAGGTAGTGAAAGAGATTTAGAAAAAGCAATAAATGATATAGGATATGAGTGGGCTTCTATGCCTGTAATTACATCATTAAATGGTAAAAGATTAGGTGATGTATCTAAGGGTACAGGACAGTACGCGGCATACCCAGGAATTGGAGGAAATCCTGATATCGCTAAGGTTAGTGTAAAAACTATGGTTAATATATTAATCCAAACTAGAATAAAATATAGTGGGAAAACACCTATATTTATGCCTAAATATTATAACCCCTATTTATGAGTTATTACCCACTATCACGCATAATTACAGACCAAAAAGCTAATCCTGGTGAATTTACTTTACCCGATGGAAGAGAATATATGGGGGATTATTATATGACTTATGATGGAAAATATTTCACAGGTAAAAACCCTCTTACAAAACAAAATTTACCTTTAACTAAAGTTATAAAATTATATAACCCGAATAGTAAGTATATACCAAGTAAAGATAATAATATATTTAATAATTTAAATAAAAATAATATTGATATTACTGAATTAAAAGAACCAATACAATTTTATCCTAAACCCACAGAACAAGATTACAAAATAGGTAAGATTACAAGATATTTTGCAAAACAAAGGATTTTACGTATATTTAAAATTATTGAAATAGATAAAGACACATACAACGATATTGATAATGAAGGAGGAATATATAATTTTCCAATGTGGAAGGTTACTTCCCTTTTTTGGCAAATAAGTGGTCCTTTATATGATGAAAGACCTAACGGTACTATTATAAGGTCAGGAGTTATAAACACCAACCAAAGAATAGTAGAGAACAAAGATAAAACATTCTTTGGGATAAAACAATATTTAACTGATTATAAACAATTTTATAAATGAAAAAAATAATAGTATCTTCATTTTTATATATAATTCTTAATTCAAATACAATATGGACGAGATTTTAAGAATGCAGAAATTAGCTGGTATTGATGAGATAAAGGTGAATAATCCAACAGATTATTTTGTTGTTACTAATTATGGTAAACAATTAATTAAAGAGTTTGAATTATTTGAGAAATTATCTGAAAAATTTGGATGTGGAGAATTGATAAAAAATGAGGGTGGAGAAATTGAATTATATTCGATTCCTCAATTATTATACATATTTTCAGATACTTATGGAGAAGGTATTATACAAATGAATGGTATAAATAGAAAAGAAGATTATTTAAGAATTTATACTACTCGTTGGGATGATGAAGGGAATAATGCCATAGAAGAATTAGAAAATTTCAAAAAACTAAATTTAATTAAATAATTAGGTTTTTAAAAGAGTTCTTCATATATTCAATAAAATAAAAGTTACGATGTTTTATATTATTGAAACCAAAGAACAATTAGATAAATTATCTTATAATAAACCTTGCTTTATTAATGTAATTCCCCTAAACCATAACTATCACCCTAGTTTAACTAGGGTTTCTTTAATTTATATAAAGAGTGAAGGACATAAAGGTTATATATTTTCAATAGAACATAATGATGGTTTTTCCTTAGATTTACAACTAGTAAAAGATTTCATTATGAAACACCCACAAATATATGTTCTGAATAAAAAAAATATATTATATTGGTTAGGAGAAGAATTCATTCATGAAAAAGTTATAGATATAAATTTACTCTATTTAGAAAGTACTATAATTCCACTAAGTTTACCTAATTATAAAAGTAAAGTAGCCGAGTACATTGAAGGTTCATTTAAATCCCATTCAAATCTTAATTCTTTTATTCCTATAACCAAACATTATGAAGAACAGGAACAAATATATAATTTTATACGAAAATATATTGGAATTCAATTAGAAAATACGTATTATCATCAAGATTATATTTGGGTAATGTACTGTGTTGAAAAACAAGGAATCGCGTTAAATCTCGATGTTTTTCAACAACATTTTATTTTACCTTATAAAAAATTCTCTATACAAGATAATATAATTTATACCCAATATAATTTATACAACTTCACATCTCGACCATCAAATACATTTAATAATGTAAATTACGCGGCATTAAATAAAAGTGATGGAACGAGAGAATTTATAATTCCTAGAGAAAACTGGTTATTTGAGTATGATTTTAGAGCGTATCATCTTTATTTATCTTCTCAAATAATAGGTTTTGATTTACCTAAAGGAGATATTCATACTGAATTAGGTAAATTTTATTTTTCCAAAGATGAATTAACAGAAGAAGAATATAAAAAATCAAAACAATTATCATTTAAAATGATGAATGGGGGAGTATTTTCCCAATATAAACATGTTCCTTTTTGGAAAAAACTTGAAGAATATATTGCAGAATTATGGATAAAAATTCAAGAACAAGGTTATATTGAATTAGCTGGAGGAAGAAAATTAAATTTAAACGAAATTACGAATCCTACACCTCAGAAACTATGGAATTACCTTGTGCAATCTTGTGAAACTTATTATAATATTAGGATTCTAAAAGATCTTTTAGTATATTTAGAAGGTAAAAAGAGTAAAATTATTCTTTACAGTTATGATGCATTTTTATTAGATTATTCAGAGCAAGACGATAAACAAATTTTAAAAGAAATCAAAAATATCATAGAGAAACAAGGATTCCAATCTTCAGTTTCATATGGAAGAAATTATAATGAACTTAAAAAGTTATGAAAAAAGAATGTAAATGGTGTTATAAAGAAATAAAACCGAAAGATGAATATTGTTGTTCTTATTGTGAAGGAAAATATAATAATTATTTAGCTAATAATAACAGTAAATCACCATGGGATAAATACGTAAATTAAAAAGTTATGAAAATAAATAAAAAAATTAGAATTAAAGTTATTAAAAAGATAATCAAACGATTAGAATATTATAGTAAAAATGCTGGTCCTTGGGATGGTAGTGATTATGAATATTATAAACAAATAGAATATTGGGGAGATAAATTAAAAGATTATGAAAGTAAATAATCCATTGATAACTCCACAAAAAGTAATAGATTATATAAAAGAAAATAGATTATATAGTTTTCGGCGTGGAAATGTTAGAAATGAATATTTTGGTATTTTACATAAGTATGGATATGGTAATAATTATGTTTCTGTCGAATATTTCTCCTCTACCCTTAACCAAACCCAAATAAATAAAATATATTACGAACTAAAACAACTAAAATAAAGAATATGAACCAAACAGAACAAATTTACCATCCAGATGATATATTTATACATGGAAATCATACATTCATGACTAATATAAAATCTAAACTATTCACTACTTTTACCTTAGAAGAGAATTTAGAACAAACTATACAAGAAATAACTAAACGTTATTCAATTTTATTTAATAAAATATTTGTCCTTAAAGTTGAAGGTAAAGATGAACTTATCTGTACCTATAATGTAGATCAATTCAATATGAATGATCATGTATTACCAAATACAATTTTATTACATCGAAAAAAGGAGAGTAATACTTTATACTCTATTAACTCTCTAAATGCATTAATTAGAGAATTAAATGGTGGTAAAGTTGATAATTTATATGAGATTAAATGGGAAGACTATAAAAATTCTATACTATTAGTAAGTGATGGAGTTTTATTAAAATACCCAACAAGAATTCATAAAATAATAAATTTATAATTTTTTTAAGGATAACTTAATATCCTCTTTAACCTTTCTCATAAAATTATTTGGAATATATAAAATTCCTTCATATATTACCCCTAAAATTACAAGCCACGTAACCAATTAATTATTTATATAAACATGGATTTAAAAACCATCACAGCGAGATTAGAAAGTCTCCAAAACCCTCAAAAAGGTAAAAGTTCCAAAAACGCAGAAGAAAAAGCGAAGATATTTTGGAAAGCCCCTCTTGGGAAGTCATTAGTTAGATTTGTTCCATTAAAAACAAACCCCGAAACACCATTTATTGAATTGTATTTTCATTATCAATTCGGTAAAAGAACTATCATTTCTCCAATTAACTTTGGTGAAAAAGATCCAATCGTAGAATTTTCCAAAACTTTAGGTAAAAGTAAAGATCCTGAAGATTGGAAGTTAGCTAAAAAAATCAAACCAAAATTAAGAGTCTTAGCACCTGTAATTGTTAGAGGTGAGGAAGATAAAGGAGTTAGATTTTATGAATTTGGCCCTCAAATGTATAACGAATTATTAGCATACGCTGCTGATGAAGAAGTTGGAGATTATACAGACGTTATTGAAGGTAGAGATTTTAAATTAGATGTTGTTCAAGGAGCTACATATAAAGAATCTACAATAAGACCGGCAATGAAATCATCACCATTATCTAAAGATTCTAAACAAGTTGAAGATTGGTTAAATAATCAACCATCTCCAATAGAGTTTTTCTCAAGATATACTTTTGATGAAATTAAAGAATTTTTCGAAAAATGGTTAAATCCAGAAGTTGAAACTACTACAGAACAAGCTCAAGCTTTTCCACCACCACATGATATGGAAGTTACAAAAATTTCTAAAGCAGAAGTTGTAACAGATAAAGAGTTTGAAGAACTATTTAAATAATTATTAATACCCCCGAAAGGGGGTTTATTTTCCAAAAAATGACAACAAAAAAAAGTCTATCGGGAGAGGTCTCTAAAAAAGTAAATAGTACTTTTTCATTAGATAAATTTAAAACAGGAAAAAATTTAGGTTCAACTAATTCTAATTATAAACCACAAACATGGATTTCCTTTACTGAACCTGTTAGAGAAGCACTCCAAATACCTGGAATACCAAAAGGACATACTACATTAATTAGAGGTAGATCCAATACTGGTAAAAGTACTTTACTTATAGAACAAGCAATACAAGCTCAAAAAGATGGAATACTTCCTGTAATTATTATTACAGAAATGAAACATTCTTGGGAACATTGGGAAACTATGGGATTTGATCTAGGTAAAGAGGTTGATGGTGACGGAAATTTTACTTATAATGGTTTCTTTATATATGTTGATTCAGAGCGTTTAAAATGTATCGAAGATGTAGCTGAATTTATAATGGATATGTTAAATGAACAGAAAAAAGGGAATCTACCATATGATTTATTATTTTTATGGGATTCAATTGGTTCTATACCTTCCAGAATGAGTTTAGAAAAATCAACTAATTCACCTATGTGGAATGCTGGAGCTCTTTCTCAACAATTTGCGAATTTTGTTAATCAACAGATAGTATTATCTAGAAAAGAATCACAACCATATACTAATACAGCTCTCTATGTAAATAAAATTTGGGTTGAACCAGCATTAACTCCAATGTCCCAGCCTAAAATGAAGAATAAAAATGGGGATTCAATGTATTATGATTGTTCACTAGCTATTACTTTTGGTAACATAACCAGTGATGGAACACAAAAATTAAATGTAACTAAAGATAAAAAGGTAATTGAGTGGGGTCTTAAAACTAAAATTCAGGTAGATAAAAATCACGTTACTGGAAACACAGGAAAAGGTACTATTATAAGTACAGCACACGGATTTATTCGAGACACTCCCTCTTCCCAAGATGCTTATAAAAAAGAGCATAAAAAAGAATGGGGATTAATGTTAGGTTCCGAAGATTTTACTTTTACTGAGGAAAATGTCGAAGAATCTGAAATAGATTTTGTAAATGAATAAGTATAAAGACTATGACAAATTTATGGTTAGAAATGTGTTGTTTTATAAACACAAAAAATAAAGATGAAATTATTACTCGTCAAGAATTAATAAAATATTTAGACAAAATAGGAATCTTAGGAAAATGGAGTGATGGTAAAATTTTTATAAGATCTTTAGATACTTATAGAAGATATTTAACTAAAGCAGGTTATTTGAAAGATGGGGGAAAATTAGGTTTTTATAAATTAGATTATAATATTCCAACTACATTATCAATGAATCAAATTAGAAGACAAGCCTATAATAAATAAAGCCCTTGAATAAGGGCTTAGAGAAGTAATATTTATCGTCGCTAAATGATTAAACATACTAACGATGATAAATATTGCCCCTCTTACTAAAACTCAAAAATTTATTGAAAAAGCTAAAATTATCCATGGGAATAGGTATGACTATTCTCTGGTTGAATATGTTCATTCTAGGATTAAAGTAAATATTATATGTAAAGAACATGGATTATTTAGCCAACATATTCACACCCATTTAAAAGGGAGGGGATGTTTTAAATGTGGTGATAGAAGAAAAACTAAAGAAGAATTTATTAAATCTTCTATATTAATACATGGTGATTTATATAACTATAATTTAGTAAAATATATAAATGCTAATACTAAGGTCGATATAGTTTGTAAAAAACATGGTTTATTTAATCAAACTCCTAAAGATCATAATAATAGAAAACACGGTTGTCCTAAATGTGGATATGAAAAGGTTGGGGGAAAACTTACAACAAATGATATAATACAAAGATCTAAAATTATATTTGGAAATATATTTTTCTATGATAAGTTAGAATATAAAGGAGGAGATAATAAATTTATATTAACTTGTAAAATTCATGGGGATTTTGAAACAAATTTACGAAATCATATTCATTTAAAAACAGGATGTCCTTGTTGTTTTATAAGATCTAAGGGTGAAAATTATATATATAATTTTCTAAAAGAAAATAATATAAAATTTAAATATCAATATAGATTTAAAGATTGTATTAATTATAAAACAGGAAGACAATTAATATTTGATTTTTATATTCCTATTATTAATACTATAATAGAATATCATGGTAAACAGCATTATTTTGAAGAACCCTTTTTCTCTGGTTATGGTGGTTTTGAAGGTTTAAAAGAAAGGGATAAAATTAAAAAAGATTATTGTATCCGAAATAATATTTCGTATATTGAATTAAATAAAGAAAATATAAATGAAATACAAACAATTATTGGACTCTATAAAAGAATCTAATATATATGAAGATGATAAATTAAATGATAGGGTATTATTGATAGATTCAATGAATATGGCCTTAAGAAGTTTTAGTATTATAAATAAATTTAACCAACAGGGTCACCATATAGGACTTTTAATAGGTTATCTTCGTTCATTAGGGGCTATGATAGACCAAATTCAGCCAACACGAGTTATTGTAATATTTGATGGAGAAGGTAACACTACAAATAAGAAAAACTTATACTCTGAATATAAGGGTACTAGAAAGATAAAGCGCATAACAAATTGGACTGGTTTTGATAATTTAGAACAAGAAAGTGAATCACTTCAAGATCAGCTATTAAGACTCATTGATTATCTTAAATGTCTCCCTCTTTCTATATCCATCGTTGATAAGCTTGAAGCTGACGATTCTATAGCATTCCTCTCACAGAAATTCGACCACTCAATTATAGTTTCTGTTGACCAAGATTTTCTACAACTTGTAGATGACAAGGTTGAAGTGTATTCTCCAATTAGAAAAAAATACTATACAAAACAAGCGGTATTTGATGAATTTGGAGTATGGCCTTGTAATTTTTTGATGAAGAAAATAATACTTGGAGATACATCAGATAATGTTCCTAAAGTACCTAAAATAGGACCAGGAAAGTTATATAAATTATTTCCTGAATTAACCCAAGAACAACCTATTTCTCTACAAGAGATTATAGATAAGAGTTATATAGAAAGTGATAATAATCCTTGGTATGGAGATATATATAATTTTAAACACCAGTTATATATTAACGAAAAACTAATGGACCTAAAGAATCCTAACATACCAGAACAAGAAAAAGAAAAATTAGAAAAACTAGTCTTATCTAAACCTAATTCGTATAATAAATCTAAGTTTTATGACTTATACCATGAAGATAAGTTGGAGAATTCAATACCAGGTTTAGGAATGTGGTTAACAAATAATTTTCAACCCTTAGATAAATATAAATAATATGAAATGTACTGTTTGTGGGGAAGAAGATCCTTATCAAGGATTATGGAAACATGAATGTTTTTCATGTTATGATGAATTAAATAATAATGATAAATATAGATAAAATACCATTATAAGTTATGGCAGCAGCATTAAAAAGTTTAAATGAATATGGTCATTCTTTTAGTTTAAAGGTAATTAATTCCCTTTTGAAAGATAGACAATTTCTATTGAATGTTCGTGATACTATTGAAATTGAACATTTCGAACACATAGGTCATCGTTATATAGTAGAACATATTTTAGAGTATTTCGATAAATATCATTCTCCACCAAATTTAGAATATTTTTCTGTCGAGGTAAAAAAACTTGATAATGAGGTATTACAAACTGCAATTAAAGAACAACTTAAATCAATATATTCACTTGAGAATGAAGATAAAGAATATGTTGAACAAGAATTTAGTGAATTTTGTATAAATCAAAAGTTAAAAAAAGCATTACTTGAATCTGTTGATTTATTAAATACAGGTCAATATGAAGAAATTAGAACTACAATAGAAAATGCATTAAAAGCAGGTCAAGATAAAAATATTGGTATGGAATATACCAAAGATATAGAAGCTCGATATACTAAATCTAAAAGACATCCTATTCCTACACCTTGGGAAGTTATAACAAAATTACTTGCAGGAGGTTTGGGGGGTGGAGATTATGGATTATTTTATGGAGGTCCTGGAGGAGGTAAATCTTGGTCATTAGTAGCTATTGGAGCTTTTGCTTTAGCTTTAGGTTATAAAGTAATCCATTATACTCTTGAACTAGGTGAAGATTATGTTGGAAAACGATATGATGCTTGTTTAACTAAAATCAATATTGATGAAATAGATGAACATAAAGATAAACTAGCTGAGTTCTTAAGTAAATATGATAATAATCTTATTATCAAAGAATTTCCAATGAAAGCTACTAAATTATCTCAAATAAAATCTCACATCCAAAAATGTGCAGACTTAGGATTCAAAGCTGATCTAATTATAATTGATTATGTTGATTTATTAAAACCTCCAGCACATAGAAAAGATGCTAAAGCTGAAATTGATGATCTTCATTATGGTGCCAAAGGGTTAGCAAAAGAATTAAACATACCTATATGGTCAGTATCTCAAGTAAATAGAGCGGGAGCTAAAGATGATATAGTAGAAGGGGATAAAGCTGCTGGAAGTTATGATAAATTAATGGTTGCTGATTTTTCAATGTCTCAATCAAGACAGAGAAAAGATAAAGTAAAAGGTAAAGGTCGTTGGCACGTAATGAAAAATCGTTATGGAAGTGATGGGCAATCATATGAAATGGAAATTAATATAAAAACAGGAGAATTCATAGTTTTAGGGGAATATGATGATGAAGCCGAATATAAAGAACCTAAAATAACAGATAAAAGAGAAACACAACCACAAGAAAAAGAATTAATGTTAAGCAAATTCAAAGATTTTATTCTTGAATAATATTTATTTCTACACTTTAAAAAAATTAACAAAAATATGTCATCGAAAGGTAAAGAATTTATTAGTCAACTGAAACTATATTCAGATTATATTAAATATAATGACGAGTTAGGTCGTTATGAAACATGGGATGAAACCGTAGAACACGTATTAAATACCCATATTTTAAAATATGGTGAAAAAATTAGACCATATATAAATGAAGTAAAACAATCTTATTGTGATAAAGAATTCCTTGCGTCACAAAGAAACCTCCAATTTAGAGAGGAATTAATTTTAAAAAATAATGCACGATTATATAATTGCTGTGTTACTTATGCTTATTCTCCTGATGTGTTTTCCAAAGGATTATTTATTCTATTAGCCGGTACAGGATTAGGGGTTTCCCTTAAGAAAAAATTTGTATCTCAATTACCAAATTTAAGAAAAAGAGACCAAGGAGTAAAAATGTTTACTATTCCTGATAGTACTGAGGGTTGGGCCGAAGCTATGAAAGTTTTAATTAGTTCATATTGTGATCATCCTTCCTTATATTCGGAATATTTTCAACATCAAATTAAATTTGATTATTCACAAATTAGACCTAAAGGCGCATTAATTACTGGAGGATTTAGAGCCCCTGGGCCTGATGGATTAAAGCAGTCTTTGGAAAGAATTGAAGAACTATACAATAATTATTTATCTGATGGTGATGATAAAATATTTAAATCTATATTAGCTTATGACACATTCATGCATTTATCAGATGCTGTTTTGAGTGGAGGTGTCCGTAGAAGTGCTATGGATATTATAATGGATGAAGATGATGAAGAATTAATTAATGCTAAAATTGGGAATTGGAGACAAACTCATCCTTGGAGGGCTAGAAGTAATAACTCTGTTGGATTAATGAGAAATAATTTCACTAAAGAACAATTCCAAAAACTTGTTGATTTAAATACTGGGGATAATGATTTAGGTTTTGTGTTCATGAATGATGAAGATGAAATGTTTAATCCTTGTTTTGAAATAGGTTTTAATTTCTATTCTAAAATTAATAATTTAAATGAAGCAGTATTCCAGTTTTGTAATTTAAATGAAATAAGTGCTTCTGCATGTTGTGATTCTAAAGGAAGATTTTCAAAATCCAAATTTTTTGAATTATGTAGAAAATCAGCTATAGTAGGTACATTACAAGCTGGTTATACAGATTTTCCTTATTTAGGAAAACAAACTGAAGGTATAGTAGCGGGAGAAGCATTACTTGGAGTTTCTATTACAGGATGGATGACTAGACCCGAATTATTTGATGAAGAAATTCTTAAAGAAGGAGCTAGAATAGTTAAAGCTACTAACAGAGAAGTTGCACAATTCATTGGTATAAATAAGGCAGCCCGCACAACTACAGTAAAACCATCCGGTAACGCTTCTGTTATATTAAAAACTGCATCTGGAATACACCCGGAACATTCAAAACGTTATTTCAGAATAATGCAATTAAATAAAGATAGTGAAACGGCAAAATATTTACTAGAAAATTGCCCTGAAGTATTGGAAGAATCAGTTTGGTCATCTACTGGAACTGATTATGTTGTTTATTCACCCTGTGAAAATCCTGAAGGAACACTTTATAAGGAAGAAATGCAGGGGGTAAAACACCTTAAATTAATTGAATTAGTCCAAAACTCATGGGTTTCTGAGGGGAAAAACGAAGAATTATGTTATGTTCCTACTACAAACCATAATGTAAGTAATACTGTAATTATAGATAATCAAAAAGAAATTGTGGATTATATATATGAACATCAAAATAATTTTACTGCTGTATCATTTTTAGGTATGTTTGGTGATAAAGATTATGCTCAAGCTCCATTTACATCTGTTTTGAATACAAAAGAATTACTGGAAAAATATGGTGATGGCTCATTATTTATGGCAGGATTAATTGTTGATGGTTTGCATTATTTTAATGGAGATTTATGGACAGCAACAGTTCATGTATTAAATAGTGATATACCTATTGTAGGTTCTAGAGAACAAGCTTTATTAAAAAAAGATTGGATACGTAGAGTGAAACAATTCTCAAAAAATTATTTTAAAAATGATTTAGAAAAAACAATATATTGTATGAAAGATATACATTTATGGCATAAATGGAATACTATATCTCGTAATTTTAAATTAATTGATTATACTAAAATATTAACTAAACCTCAATATGCAGATATTGACACTATGGGTGCAGTTGCATGTTCTGGGAAAGACGGAGCATGTGAAGTACAATTTTAATAAAATAATATGCATACTTATTTAGGTAAAGAGTGTTGGATTTATACTCTCTTTGTAAAACAAGATTTATTAAAAAAAATGGCCCTCTAGTAGGGCCATCTATATTTATATTCATATAGAAACGAAAAAATATGTATTTAATGAATAATGATCTTAGATCTGGGATAATATTATTGATCTTAGGAGCAATAATCGCAGGTTTTCAATTTTTGGGTAAAGAATTGGTTCACTGGTATGAAAATTACCAAATAAGAAAAGAAAGAAGAAGGGAAAAAAATAAAACATATAATCAAAAATCAATAGAATTATTTGATAAATTAGTAGAATTAAACGAAAAAGAAAACAAATATAGAGAATTAGAAAACCAACGAATGATGGATAATAATATGTCTGTCCTTCAAAATCAAAAAATAACAGGTGATATAATAAATGATATAATATTAAATACTGATGTTGATCGCTTTGTATTATTTCATACTCATAATGGAAGTGGTCAACCTAATTACTTTAAACCATATAAAGTAAGTTATTTACAATATAACGCTATTAATCCATCCCAAATCCACAAATATCAAAACATTGAGGTAGACTCTGAATATACTAAAATGTTAATTAATATTCAAGAAGATGAAAATCGTAGAATGTTTTTTAGGGTTGATGAAATGGAAGATTCATTATTAAAATCTATATATAAAAAAGAAAAAATCAAATATGCTGAAATATATTTTCTTTGTGCTACTTCAACAGGAATAATATATACTAGTTTAACTACTACAAAAGATATTACCAATTACAGTGAGTATAGATTTGATATTAATATGGCAATAGCTAAACTAAAATCAGTATTTGATGAAGAACATTCTCGTGTTTTTAGAGATGCTATTGTAAGAGAAGAAAATGAAACTAGACTTAAAGAAGTTTATAGAGATAAAGAATTATTGAAAACAACAATTAGATAATGATCAAACAAGTAAATAAATGGCAGAAATTTATTAATGATACTCTTAAAAATACTAAAGGAATTTGGTCTCTTAAAAGAGCTCTTGCTGTTATTTTACTTATTTTAGATTTAATACTTGGAATATATATAGTAATATCTGATTATATTTTATCACATGAAATAAATAGATATGCTGTAGATGTTTTTAATAGTTTATTAATAGCGGTAATGGCTTTATTAGGTATTACAGAAATGGGGAAAAAATTTAAAAATGTATTTGGAAGTGATGATAATTATTATACCAATCAAAACCAAGACGATAATTATACACAAAAACCAGATAGAACAGACGGATAAAACACAAAATTATGAGAACAGGAATTAATGGAATAAAATTAATTAAAAGTTTTGAATCTTTACATGATGGAGATTTAAATATGATAGGCCTTCAACCAAAAATGGATCCTATAGGAATATGGACAGAAGGATATGGAAGAGCCATGAGAGATAATCATGGTAATTTTATAAGAGGGAGAGGAAATAAGAATTTAGCTTATAGTAGAATCACTATTGATAATGAATATGAAGCCCATCAAGCTTTAGTACAAGATTTATCTTCAAGAGAACACACGGTAATGCAAAATATAAAAATACCATTAACCCAAAATCAATTCGATGCTTTAGTATCTCATGTTTATAATACAGGAGGTTCTAATACCTTATATAATTTAATTAATAAAAAAGCAGATCCTGCTAGTATAGGAAGATGGTTTGAAACGAAATATATAACAGCAGATGGTAAAAAATTACAAGGTTTAATTCGAAGAAGAAAAGCAGAAGCTGA